GGTCGAAAACCTGTAGACAAAGAGTTAATAGCCATTAAGAGTTCCTATATCCATAAACACGAACAGTTCCGCCAACCATTGTTCCAGTACCACTCATCCCTATCGTAAAGTCCGTGTATGAACTAGCAACTGCATGAAACCCAAGCGAACGACCAACAAACCCGTTGTTCCAAGAGTTATAAGCATTGCTTTCAGACCTGGTGTGGATAGATAAAAATGGGCAAAACAATCTTACTTGCATTAAAGCAGAACCAGTTGAACCGCCACCAAGCCACAGAAATGAACTACTGGATGCAGTAGCAACCAAGTTAGAAACGCCATTTGTGTATTGCAAAAAAGTTGTGTAACCAGTAGTGCTGGAACCAAGTTGCAAAGTTAATTGCGAGTCACCCGATGAAGATGTCATTGTGCCACCTGTATACAAAATTTCGTAGTTGTCGTAATTGGCAGAAAATGCACTTGTTACGACAACAGAAGTGACACCCGAACCTACAGCCTGTGTTTTGACTAACTCTAACGCTGGAGGGTTTTGCGCAGGGCTATTGGGTATAACCCATGCTGTGCCGTTCCAAATTAGATACTGATTCGTGTCAACCTGATAGATAGCCTGACCCGTAAACGGGCTAGTGGGTCGTGCAGCCGTGTTCGCTACAACACCAGGCTGAATCAACCTTGATGGCGGGATAGTGTTACTGATTCCCATTATGCAGCCTTAATAATATAGTTGAGAATAATGGTTGGTTGCGTGTTTTGGTGCGCCCCACCACCACCTGTATTTTGGTTGGTTGCAGTTGTTGCGATGTTGGTAGCAGTTCTTTGGTCTGCTGTCCATTTTGTTGAGTTTGAGTCAGCCGCAACTCTGTTAAAAATAGAACGAACAAAATCAGGTGTACCGCCCTCACTTGAACCCAAGTTTAGACTTGCTGTACTAAATATTTCGTGACCGTGTGCGTTTTGTGTATGGTTATGCGAATCCTGTGTGTGTGTATGGCTAGGCATTTCAGCACTCGTCAACGTGTGAGTCTGCGTACCACCAGTAGCACCCAAAGTGTTGCTTGCTGTAAGAACGGTGCTAGTTAAACGGGAGGCAGCCGTACCGCCCATATTGTCAACACCAGCAACAGCACGACCACGCAAGTCAGGCAAGTTGAACGTAGTAGAACCATCACCAGTACCGTAAGTCGTACCAATCGTCGCAAACAAACCAGCATACGTAGTTCTAGAAACAGCCTGCCCGTAACAAAGTTGCCAACCAGCAGGGCTAGTAGAACCAGCAAAAGGCACAACCACCCCGACAGGCATAAACCCTACTGCGCCTGTAGCACTAGAAATACCCATCAGACTTCCTTCACCCAGCCAACAACAATAATGTTCACAGCACTAGCCAAATCAGCATAACCCCACAACCGTTCCGTAGCCACCAACACCAACGCCGTATCCAACACAACCGTGTCATACGCAGCCACAGGCAACGCAGACAAAAACCTCGACGTAGCTCCACCGGTAGCAGCCCCACCAATACCCAAATAAACTAGACGGTCAGTACCGCTAGTGTTCGACAAAATAATCTGTTTAATGATGTGTTCACGGTTACTAGCCACCGCAGCAGCACCCAAACCTGCATCAGTAGCAGACAACGCTGAAGGACCTATAAGCCGTGTTTCGTTCCTGTCGCCAACAGCCATATTAAACTCCTACATCCATCGTGATAATTGCTGTGAACTTCGTGTCGTTCATCGGGTCGGTACTGGCTATAGACCAAACCAAACCCGTTGTTTGTGTTGAATCAGCTTTCAAAAAGTATCCGTTAGTACCTACAGGCAATCGAGCTAATGCTGAAGCAGACCTAGTAAGAATATCACCTTTAGTTGTCAGCGTGGTTGTACCACCTTCAACACCTTGCGGTCCTGTAGCACCTTGAAAACCTTGGAAACCCTGTGATCCTTGTGGGCCTTGGCTGCCTGTAGCACCTTGCGCACCTTGCGAACCTTGTGGACCAGTAGCGCCTTGAGCACCAACATCTCCTTGAGGACCTTGCGCGCCCTGAACACCTGGCGGACCAACGTCACCTTGAGGACCTTGAGCACCCTGAAAACCCTGAAAACCCTGTGGGCCTTGGGCTCCAGTAGCGCCTTGAAAACCTTGAGGACCCTGTGCGCCTACATCGCCTTGGAAACCTTGAAAGCCTTGTGGACCCTGCGCACCCGTTGCTCCTTGAAAACCCTGTGGCCCTTGAAAACCTTGAGCTCCCTGAGCACCTTGAGGACCATTAGCACCAACAGCGCCTTGCGCCCCCTGAAAACCTTGTGAACCTTGTGCTCCCACGTCCCCTTGAGGTCCTTGAGGTCCTTGAGGTCCTTGCGCTCCTGTTGCTCCCTGAAAACCCTGTGGCCCTGTAGCGCCCTGAGTACCAGTTGCACCCTGGGGTCCCTGGGGTCCCTGCGGCCCTTGCGAGCCTTGACTGCCCGTAGCGCCTTGAGCTCCCGTAGTTCCTTGAAACCCCTGGGGACCTTGAGCGCCTTGGGCACCTTGGCTTCCAGTGGCACCAGTGGGCCCTATAGAGCCCGTAGCTGCAACAAGTACCGATTGCTGTTCAACTATTGCTATTTGCTGGTTCGAAGCTCCTATGGCACCTGGGGCCACAATGATCGAATCTTGGGTGAAAGCTACGTTGATTGGGCTTTCGGTAATGATGACTGAGTACGCCTCACTTGTCATGTTTACCTCGATACGTCAGCAATGATCGGCTGTGTAATCCCGGAAATGATAGTGGTTTTGTTGCTTGAGGTATCCGTCATCTGAACGTCATAATAATAAGCCGTGTCTTTGGTGAGCGTGGCTGCATCGGAAGCCGACAAAGTGGCCGTCATGATTCCAGCCGTGCCGCTAGTAACTACACAAGTAAAGGAGACCGCACTAGCCGCATCAGGTGCCGTGCGCAACATAAACAAAAACGAATAGCCCGTAATATTGATTGGCGATGTTCCGTCCGTAATTGTGAACGTCAAAATTGTCGTGTCGCCACGAACAATCGATAATTCAGGACAGAGTTTGCCAGGGGTGGGCATGGCTAAATATTAGCCGTGCAGCGCAAAGTTTACTACGCCAGTGCCGGCGGTAATAAGTTTGATAACGATGCCATTGCCGTTCCATTTATAATTGTCCGAATTGTTGTTGTTCATCAGCGCATAGCAATTGTCGCCTGCAACCGTCGGCGTAATTGGCGTTTGGCCAGGTTGTGCCAAAGTAAAATAAATAGGCGTAGTCGACGTTTGCCAAATGTGCAATTCATCGCCAGTGCCGGTTAAAGTAATTGTGTCAACTTGGTTAGCAACGCAAGTGATTGTTTTTGCCTGTGATGCGGAATATGTGGCCATTATTTGCCTTTCGTATAAAAAGATTGAAACGGGCGCGAGCCACCTTCAAGGTGACCAACATCTTTGATTATAGCCCAATGCAACTTCTCGGCTATTTCCTGTGTTTTTTCTCTATCAGCGGCAACTCTGTCGCTGTGCGCTTTGCGGTTCTTTGTTTGCAATTCCTCAAGAAGTTTTCGACCTTTTTGCCAGTCGCCCTCAATCAGTTTTAAAATAAGCTGGTGATCGCATCGATCTGAAGTTGCTGCAATGTATGGGGTGTTTTGCCCATCAACTAGCCAAACCTCAAATTGTTGAGAATAGGGATTGAACATTACGCTAGCAGATGGATCGCCGCGCCACCCAGACTCATCACCCTGTTGGATGCGAGTACAGATGTTATAAACATCACTGTTGATTTCAGCAAGCTGCGAATACCCTGGCGTGTGCCCTGGCATTAAATCGAGTGCTCTCATATTTCTCCTTTGTATGTATGTAAGCGGCGGGGGAAAACAAAGGGGAAAAACCCCCGCCGCCTACAAACCTATGCGCCAGTCGCGTTAAAGCGAATGGTCGTTGCTGACATATCCGTTGTGCTTGGAACTTCAGCAAAAGCTCCGGTTGCAGCGGTTTGACGGTAAACAAGAACTTTAGGAGTCGTTGTGGAACCATCCCATGTAGGGAGGTAACCAACTCCTGCGTTTAGTTCTAACCAATCAAGGCGGGTAAGGCCAAGCTGAGCAAGAGTTACCGCTTCACCACCAGTAGCGTAAGAACTGTCAAGGGTAATTACACCCAAGACAGTCTTGCGACTACCAGCGACTTCAGGACCGTATGAGATACTGACCGAGGCCGCCATCTTAGATACTTACTTCTGTAAGATCTTTGATTACAAAATGGCTGTTGCGTTGTTTAGCAGCAAGTTCGCAATAGCTGTACAAAGTTGCCTCGTAGGCATCAAGGTCAGGCTTGCGGTTCATAACTGCGCCGTCCATGTCCATGAACTGCCAGCCTTCGCCTACCTGGTGCCATACCAATGATTCGGTGTGGATACCGTACAAGCGGTTGCTTGGGCAGTCAAAGTCGCAATACAGCGTGGTTGGGCCTTCGTCGCCCTTGCCGCTTACCGATGGTGCAAAGTACTGAATACCAGCATAGCCACCCTTAAGCTGCGTCTGCTCCATGTTGCGCTTAAGCGACAAGAACAAGTTTGCAACCGACATGTGAACGCCTTCAGCACTTACCAACAAGTTTGGCTTCTTACCTGAAGCAGCAAGTGTCTTCATGATCGAACCGGTGATGAGTGTTTCAGAAACGGTACGGTTTGTGCCGCTGTTGCTGTTCACGTAAGCTTTCCAGTTTGGCTGGCTTGATGGGTTGATGGTGTGGAGAACTGCTGAATCGTCAACAATTGTCTGTACACCCGTCAATTCGATCTGTCCGTCGCCAGGAGCACCAGTGTTGCTAGAAGCTCCACCTGCACCGGTACGGAAGATAAAGTGAGTTGACGAAGTTGTAACTGCTGCACCAGAGATAACCAATGTCTTAGCTGATACGTCAACCGAGGTTACGGTACGAGCTGAAGCAACGGTTGATGGAGATGCAACTGTTCCAATGTCGACAACCATGCCGCCGTCGTTGAACAACTGGCGAAGTGCTGCAGAACCTGTGGTTGAAGCAAGAACAACTGTTGTGGACGATGAAGTAGTCCCGCATTGTGCGATAACGCCGTTTGAGGTGCCCCAAAGCTGACGGTTAACGTCTTTCATTGCGTCATTGCGGATTCCCTGCATTTCGGCATCAAGTGCGTCAATGAAAGCACCACGGTCAGTTACGGCTTGGCGAATCGTTGGGCCCGAGAGCTGGATTCGTCCGTATACGTAGCGGACTGGTACTGGAACGGTTGCGTAAGCTTGGCTGCTTGCGGTTGGGAGCGTGCCGCCTTCTGCGCGCGCGCCAACTCCGCTCGAACGGCCGAGGTGGATTGCGTGACGGGCGATACGACCGACAACTGTGTCTTTGCGAGTCTCAACTTGGGAGATGAGAAAAAGCGCGTTGTTTAATTGGTCAATGTAATCCTTATAGTCGTCCTTAAGGATTGCATCAACTGTTGATAATGATGCTGTTGGCATAAATGCCTACCTTTCGTAATGAGAAATGATGGGTTTGCGTGAAACGCAACGAATTGCCAGGCTTTACAGCATCCGCTGCTTAACCCAACTCACTTCCGCGAGATGGCGACTTGCGTGTATTACATATTGACCAATCCAGGACAATACACAAATTGTATCTATTTTTTTCCTAATGTCAAGTGGTCACAACCCGTTCTGCTGTAACCGAGCCATAGCTTTCTCTCTAGGAGTGGCAGTTGACGACAAAGAACTTGGAATGCCGTTAGGGCTTGACGGTGGCATAGAAGCATTGCCGGCTTGACGACGCTGAACAATTGACTGCGCTTGCTTAAGAATTTGGTTTTCCATATCCTGAACAGCGGCTTTAAGGTCAAGGTCTGGTCGGTTAGTAGCCGCAATAATTACGGCATGAGCCAAAGGTGTCTCGGGCTCATAACCGAGTTCGCGCAGGTCGGTATCAATCTGAGCCTGGTAGCGAGCAACATCTTGTTGTTCCTGATAAGACTGCAATTTCTGCGTTACTAGACGCTCAACTTGGTCAGGTGTAAGATTTGCCGCCTGGCCTTGCTGATAAGCCTGGTTTACTACTGCTTGTTCGTTGCCACTAAGGTAAGCGTCAAAACGGTCACCAGCTAATGTCTTGGCGTTGTCAACCATCCATTTAATAGCAGTTTCCTGGTCACCAGCAGCCCATGCGTTAGCAAATTGGGCAACTGCCTGAGCATCGTCAGGGTGCATTCTGTCGAATGTCTGGCGGATTGGCTTGTAACGTTCACGTTCTTTGATGCGATCTTGCACCTCTGTTTTATAACGTTCTTCCCAATTTGTATCTGCTTGCTCGACAGATGCTTCAGCTTCCGCAGGAATATCGTTTAAAAAATCAAACGAAGAATCCGCACCAGTATCTTGTATATCGCTCATTTATCCTCCTGATTGTTATTCTAGACCAGTATCCCCTGGTGCCATTGGTTCTGATTGACTCATCATATCTACTGTCTGCTGCTGGCCAATTGTGTTATCGGTAAAGCCAGGCTGACTTCCTACAAGAGCTTCAGCTGCCTGACCAGA